AAACAAAAGAAAAAGAAGAAGCCGCAGTACGTGTTAAAGCAGACATGAACTACGAGCTTACAGAGAATATGGTTGAGTACAGACCAGAGCATGAAAGACTGCTCTACAGTCTTGGTCTCGCGGGTTCCGCGTTTAAGAAGGTGTACTACGATCCAAATCTAGGACGACAGATGGCAGTGTATATTCCTGCAGAGGATGTCATTGTACCTTATGGAGCTTCACACATAGAAACAGCAGAGCGTGTAACGCATGTGATGCGAAAAACAAAAAACGAGTTGGTAAAGCTGCAGGCTAACGGGTTTTACCGTGATGTAGAACTTGGGGACCCGCAACCGTACCACAGTGATATAGAGAAGAGAAAAGCCGAAGAAGGTGGATACTCTCTTACAGATGATGATCGCTACAGTATATACGAGGTTCACGCCGATATTTTTATCGAAGGAATTGACGACTCTGATGATGAAATTGCAAAACCATACGTGGTAACTATAGAGCGTGGGTCTAACGAGATATTGGCTATTCGTAGAAACTGGAACCCTGACGACGAGTTGATGCTAAAGCGTCAGCATTTTGTACATTACGTATACGTACCAGGATTTGGATTCTACGGGTTAGGTCTTATACACATAATAGGAGGGTACGCGAGAGCGGGTACATCCCTCATACGGCAGCTTGTAGACGCGGGGACACTTGCAAACCTCCCTGGGGGTCTAAAAGCCCGTGGGTTACGTATAAAAGGAGACGACAGCCCTATAGAACCTGGGGAGTGGAAAGATGTGGATGTACCGTCAGGCAGTATCCGTGATAACATTATGCCTCTTCCTTACAAAGAACCAAGCCAAACCCTTCTCGCACTCCTTGATAAAATAACACAGGAAGGTCGTAGGCTTGGGGCTATTAGTGATATGAATATATCTGACATGTCTGCTAATGCCCCTGTAGGAACAACTTTAGCCCTTCTGGAGCGTACTTTAAAGCCTATGGCGGCTGTACAGGCGCGTGTTCATTATGCGATGAAGCAAGAGTTTAAGATGCTAAAGGTATTGATGGCGGAGTATGCCCCTACAGAATATGCGTACCAACCCACTCGTGGGGAAGTAGGAGCGCGGCAGTCCGACTATATGATGATAGATGTTATTCCTGTGTCCGATCCAAATAGTTCTACTATGGCGCAGAGAGTGGTTCAGTACCAAGCTGTTCTCCAGATGTCTCAGTCTGCACCACAAATATATGACCTGCCTCAACTACACAGGCAAATGATAGAAGTTCTTGGTGTAAAGAATGCAGATAAACTTGTCCCCACAAAGGACGATATGAAGCCTATGGACCCTATAAGCGAAAACATGGCTGCACTGCAAGGCAAACCAATAAAAGCGTTTATATATCAAGACCAAGAAGCACATATAGCAACGCATATGGCGTTTATGCAAGATCCGATGATTATGCAGATGATAGGGCAAAACCCACAGGCAAAACAAATCATGGCGTCGTTGCAAGCGCATATTGCAGAGCATCTTGGGTTTAAGTATCGAAAGGATATAGAAGAACGTCTTGGTGTGGAGTTACCTGTACCAGAAGCGGAACTATCAGAAGATGTAGAAGTTAACTTGTCTAGGCTCGTCGCTAAAGCAGGTAAAGAACTTACGCAATCACATCAACAACAGGCAGCGCAGCAAGAAGCACAAAAGAAAGCGCAAGATCCACTTATTCAAATGCAGCAGGCAGAATTGCAGATTAAGCAGTCTGAAGTGGAACGTAAAGGCAAGAAAGATCAAGCGGATGCGATGTTAAAGGTTGAGAAGCTTAAACTAGATAAAGCTGAGTTACAGATCACAGCAGAAAAAGAAAACGTAAAGCTAGAAGCGGAAGCAACAAAAGAAGATAATAAATTAAATATGGAACTTCTTAAAACACTAGGAGTGCCTAACAGGGGTGAATAATGGCTAAAACCGTCTTTGACGTGCTTAAAGAAAAAATCGAAGCTGACAAAGCTTCTGCAATGGATTTTCTTGCGAGTGGAGGAGCAAAGGACTTCTCTCAATACAAGGAGGTGACTGGTTTGGTACGAGGTCTCGAAACTAGTCTAGGATACGTAATGGACCTTTCGCGCAACTATTTGGAAGATGATGATAATGACTGAAGCAGTAAAACTAACAGACCGAGAACTCGAAGCACAACTCCCTAAACCTGTTGGGTATAGAGTACTTGTAGCAATGCCTGAAATTGAAGATACTTACTCAGATACCAAGGTGTTAAAAACAACAACCGCGATTCACCAAGAACATATTATGTCTATTATAGGATTAGTAGTAGATATGGGCAGTGAAGCCTACACCGATAAAGAACGGTTTGGTAGCACTCCGTGGTGTAAAGCGGGCGATTACGTAATGTTTCGCGCCAATACTGGTACGCGATTTAAAGTTGGTGGAATTGAGTATCGTTTAATGAATGATGATTCAATAGAAGCCGTTGTAGACAGTCCTCGTGGAGTAACGAGAGCATAAGGAATATAAAATGGCATTTCAAAAAGTAGAATTTAGTTTCCCCGAAGAAGAAAATAAAAAATCTGATATAGATATCGAAGATTCTAGCGCAGTAGAGATTGATATATCTGGAAAGAAGGTAGCAGATGATTACAAAGATACTGAAGAAAAACCTGTCACAGACAAAGCTACTCCTGTGGAAGACGACATTAAGGTTGAGTTATATGATGATACTCCGAAAGCTGACCGCAATCGCAAAGCTTCCGAGCCGCCTGAAGACGTCACTGATGAAGAGCTTGAAGACTACTCCGAAAAAGTCCGCAAGCGAATCCAACACTTTAGCAAAGGTTATCACGACGAGAGGCGCGCCAAAGAAGCCGCGTTCAGAGAAAAAACCGAGCTTGAAAACTTCGCCCAAAAACTCTTCGAAGAAAACAAAAAATTAAAAGGTAGCACTAACAAGAGCCAGATAGCGTTACTTGAGCAAGCTAAGAAAACTGCAGTAGCTGAACTTGCACAGGCTAAAAAGGCATACAAAGATGCGTATGAGGCAGGGGACGCAGAACAACTCGTTACTGCACAAGAAAGTTTAACGAATGTTAAGATTAAGACTGATAAGTTAAACAATTTTAAAATTCCTACTTTACAGGAAGAAGAAACCCCTGTACAATCAGAAGTGGCTAGTCAACCTACGACAGCACCCGTTGCCGACGCGCGGGCAGTAGATTGGGCTAAACAGAATACTTGGTTCGGTTCAGACGACGAGATGACGAGTCTGGCACTGGGTCTACATAACAAGCTTGCAAAGCAAGGTTTAGATTTGCAAAGTGATGAATACTACGAGACAATAGACACTCGTATGCGGCAGGTTTTCCCAGATAATTTTGAGGAGCCTGCAGAACCAGAGGCTGAAAAGCCAAGAAGACAGGCAAATGTGGTTGCCCCCGCTACGCGGAGTACAGCGCCCAAAGTGGTACGCTTAAGTCCATCACAACAAGCCATAGCGAAAAAATTTGGTTTATCCAATGAACAATACGCCAGACAGGTTGCAATAGATATGAGGAAAGAATAATGGCTGAAAACAGAATAAACCGTGAAGATGTCACTCGTGAAACTAAAGTACGTAAAAAGTCTTGGCAGAGACCAGAAGTTCTACCTTCTCCTCACCCAGAGCCAGGATATGCGTTTCGTTGGGTAAGAACGAGTAATCAAGGTTTAGTTGATGCCACGAATGTTTCCTCAAAGTTACGTGAAGGTTGGGAACCCGTAAAGGCAAGCGACCATCCAGAAATTACAATGGTAACTGTAGAAAACGAAAGATTTGCAGATAACGTTGTTATTGGTGGTTTAATGTTATGTAAGGCTCCTATTGAGTTAATTGGTGAACGTTCTGAATACTATCAACAGCAGACCGATCAGCAAATGCGCTCAGTTGACAACAACCTCATGCGAGAGAGCGACCCTAGAATGCCTATCTTTAACGATAGAAAGTCTAAGGTTACATTCGGAAAAGGCGGTTAATTTTTAATTTTAATTTAATGGAGTCCTAAATGGCTTATCCTACTATTGACGTCCCTTACGGACTAAAGCCAGTCGGTTTGGTTGGCGGGCGACCCTACACGGGCGCTACTCGTAAGATCCCCATTGCTTCTAATTACGGTACAGGCATTTTCTACGGCGATGTTGTACAGTATACAAGTGACGGTACTATAATTATATCTACCCTTCAAAACGATACTTCAGGAGTTGCGGGAGTTATCGGTGTTTTCCAAGGTTGCAGTTTTACTGATCCTAATACAAGTCAGTTAACTTTCAGCCAACACTACCCTGCAAATACTGTAGCATCTGACATTGAAGCATTTGTTGTTGATGATTCTGATGTTATCTTTAAAGCAGTTAACGTAACAGGCTCTACTGCTGATGGTGCAACGACTGGTCTTTTGCCTTTGGCGAAGACTCGTGCAACTACAATTTCGTGTAATGCGGAACTTGTACTAAACACTGGGTTAACAACTTCAGGCAACAGTCGAATGGGTGTTTTTATTAACAACGTAACAAGTGCGCTACCGATCACTGTTATTGATGTTGTACCAGACACCAAAAATAGCTCAGGCAATTTTACTGAGTTTCTTGTAAAGCTAACAGCAGGTTATCATCGTTATGACCACACTGTTGGCGTTTAGGGGGTAATGTAAAATGGCAATATCACGCGCACAACTTCTTAAAGAACTACTTCCTGGCCTTAACGCACTCTTCGGTTTAGAGTATGCTAAGTACGGTGAGGAACATGCAGAGATTTTTGAGACAGAATCTTCTGATCGTTCTTTCGAAGAAGAGACTAAACTATCAGGCTTTTCTGCAGCACCTGTTAAAAACGAAGGCTCTGCCATCGAATATGACAATGCTCAAGAAGCTTTCACTGCTCGTTATACACACGAGACAGTGGCAATGGGCTTTTCAATTACTGAAGAGGCTATTGAAGATAACCTGTACGATTCTTTATCGGCTCGTTATACAAAAGCACTTGCTCGCGCAATGGCGTACACCAAACAGGTTAAGGCAGCTACGATTCTAAACAATGCCTTTTCTAGTACTACTACTTATGGCGACGGCGTCGAGCTTTGCTCAACTGCTCATCCGCTTGTAAATGGTGGTACAAACTCTAACGAACCTGCGGTTGCTGCAGATTTGAATGAAACTTCTCTTGAAGCTTCTATCATTCAGATTTCACAATGGACTGACGAGCGTGGTTTGTTGATTGCTTCAAAGCCTCGTAAACTTGTGATTCCACCAAACTTGCAATTCGTTGCAACTCGGTTGTTGGAAACAGAAGGTCGTGTAGGCACAGCAGACAACGATCTAAACGCTATTAAGAACAATGGCGCAGTTCCTGAAGGGTACACAATCAACCATTATCTAACTGATACAGATGCTTGGTTCTTGATGACAGATGTACCTAACGGTCTAAAGCACTTTACACGTAGCCCAATGGCAACGTCTATGGATGCCGATTTTGACACAGGTAACAGTCGTTACAAGGCTCGTGAGCGGTATAGCTTTGGAGTATCCGATCCTTTAGGAATCTTTGGTTCCCCAGGAGCGTAAAAAACTTAAGAGGGTGGCTTGCGGGTCACCCTCTTTTACTATATACTACACAAATTACCTTGACAGTTACATGGTGTAACTGACAAAGCCAAGACAAGGGGATTGATATGGCTAATACTACTTTTAAAGGCACTCTCAGATCAGAGGGTGGCTACTCTCAAATAGCAACTGCCGACTCTACAGGCGTTGAAACTACAAATACTTCTATAGATTCAAGCGGAAACGTATCTGTAGGTGGTACAACAGCATTAGCGGGAACTTTCACAAGATTAACACCAGAAAACATTGTAGATTGGGATTATATTTCATGCCCAACTCCTATAGTTTCAACACTTACAGGCGCAGGTGGCGCTGATGGAGTTTTAGCTGACGGTGAATTGTTCAGTATGCTTTTTCCTGGAAAAAATGGTCAAGTTACACCAGTCCAAGGTAGCGTAATTGGGGCACATACAGTCGCCGCAAGTGGTTTTATGGTAGAGGGCACAATTCCCGCTACTGATACAAACGGCACAGCCGCAGGTTTAAACCTTCAAGGGGACGCTGCAACTGCTGACAACACAGGTATGGAACTTATATTTGGTGGATCACAGCATGGTGGTGGTGCATCTTGCACTATTGGTACACATGCAATGGTTTTTGATGCAACATTTA